TCGGTGTTGTTGCATCAATCGTATAAGCGGTCGTGTCTTTTACCATCGACAACACTTTTTGGTTGATCGTCCACTGGTTTAGACCACGGTTGGCCCACTCTGCAAGCATCAGGTTCAGAGACCTGTTTGCGGTTTTCAAGTCATAGCCCGTGCGAAGCTCCAAGCCACAACGCTCAAACGCTTCTTCGACATAGTCTGCTACGTCTAATTCAAAATCTTTACTTCCGCTTACCGCCATCTTCGTCACCCGCGTATAGGTTGTTAAAAACCTGATTTACGTCAAGAGTATAGTCTAAATCACTTTTCGAGTAGTGGATATGCTGGCTGGGCTTAAAGTCTGGGGCACCATCCCCTGTCTCAAACCAAGCAGGGTGCGTTACCCGTACTCTGTTATTGGGTAAAGCAACAATGTTGCCCGTCCACTCTCCAGCATCAAGCAGCTCTAAAATATGGCTTTGCTTGTGTTGAGCTGGATCATCCGCTATCTCATTTTCTGCATAATCCACTGTGAAATAATACTTTGCCGGATAAAACTCGCCATCGATCTTAGCAAGCCAAGGGCAAGGTGTGCAGCGGTCAAGCACGTAAGTAGCGTGATTATAAGAACTGCAATCCCAAGGTTGACAAGCCCAGACAGGCATTGCTTCAGGCCAATCATCAAGTGGCGTGTCAGCGACCAAAGCCGTGATCGGCATCCTCGCCCACATTGCTCCTCCATGTACATTTTGCTCGCTGTCATCGTCGTATGTTTCGGCCCCTGTAAAGATCACCTGAAACGACAAGCATCGAGTTGGCATGGTCGTTACAGCAATCGCCATCGCGTGGATGAACTCACCATGATACTTCTCATGATTATGCGTGTACTCCTTCCGCACCCAGCACTTAAAGTGAGGGATATTGCTCTGAAGGTAAGCCACTATCTACGACCAAATAATCCCGTCTTTTTGGAAGATGGTTTTTTCATTCCGCCTTTTGCTGCTCCTTTGGTCTTCATTGCGGCACCGCCTTTAGCGTAACCCTTGGTCTTCATTGCAGCTCCGCCCACATTCATCCCGGGTGGTCTAGGCGCTTTCTTCTTTAAATTTTTTCGCTCTTCACGGGCGGCAAGATTGCCGTACTTTTTAGTTAAGTCATCAATCACACTTGTTGATTGTTTTTTTCCGGTGCTTTGAACAGATCTAAGCAAATTCTTTTGAGCCTCACTCAACTCTGAAATTGATCTGCCAGTCCCTGCGCCAGATCGCGCTCTTGACGAGCCAGCTTCTTTCCCGCCCATACTTGTGTTTCTTGATGCTCTTGCCGCAGCAGCAATCTTGCCGGCAGCAATCTTTTCTTTTCGGGGCGCAGGTTGCCTTACACTTGTTCTTTTGCCAGCTACCCCGCCTCTCACGTAACCTTTTGCTTTCATCTTCATTATCGTCTCCCAAATAAGCCGGAATTACCGGGTTTATTTCTAATAGATCCGCCGCGAGCGGCAAATGTTTTTACCATTGTAGGCTTTCCGCCCACACCTTGTCTCTTAGATCTTTTTCGCGCCACTGCGCTTTTCTTCTGGCTTTCCGTCATGCCTGCCGCTTTTGCTGCCGGTACGCACTTTGGGTAAGCCCTGCCGCTTTTTTTTGACGCGCTTTTTCGGCCACACGATTGATACTTGCCGTCCTTCTTTGGGGAACCGATGTCCACCCAATCTTCACTAAACCATTTCTTTAGCCCAGTCCTAGCCACGGGGCACTCGCGTTTTCTTTTGCTTGTCTGGCATGATAGCGCCGCATCCACGGCCTTGAACCATCACGGTTCCGCCCATGTTCATTTTCTTTGCCATACTCTTGGCGATAGCAGTGCCGCGCTTACGCTCGTAACGGCTTAGCTTGCCGTCATTATCAAGATCGCTTTTCTTTGGATCTAAACTTACCTCGCCGCCAGTAACGCCTTTGTATTTACCACCCATCCGCTTGTACTCCTGGACCATCCAGCCGTTTGCATATGCGCTCGGGTAAACATCAAACTTAGCCTTAGCTTTAGCCTTAGCTTTTGCATAAAGACTCGGGTTGGCTACATTTTTTGGCGTTGAAGAAGCCATAATTAACGAGTGCCGTAATTTGTTTGAAAAAGGTTCTTATTGTTGATAGTTCCAGTGCCGTAGTTGATTGGCATAATTGATCGGTTTTGTCCGTAATCGATTGCGTTGTTTTGCTCGCGTTTTATATAACCAAACCCCGGGCCGCCGCCGGGCATGCTGCCTTTCTTGGTGCCCATTATTGGGTCAGGAACTGACGACCTAACGTAATCACCGGGATCGTACTGTGTGTATGAATCATAAATTGAACGCTCTCCCTCTGGAAAGGTAGTCCCAGCAGAGCCAGAGCCGGGAGAGAATCCTGCGGCTTCAGACGCTGACGGCCCGTAGTTTACGCCTGCATCATAGGTTTGCCCTGCACCGGGAACGAACCCGCCCATAAAGTTTTCATAGGGCGTTCCACTGAATCCGGGGCTGGGTTCAACAACAACGTCGCCAACATCTACATTTGTGTCAGTGCCACCAGTGCCCCCGCCAGCGGGAGGTGCTTGATTAGCCATCTGAGCCATGATGTCGTCGGTAATCTGTTTGCGTAATGCTTCAGCGTCAATCTCTCCGGGTATCTCGCCGCGAAGCGCCTCAATCTGCTGTTGTACAGGGTCTAGGGCTGAAGTGATGTCCGTCTGCCTTTGGCTCGCAATCGACTCGGACAAGCCAGACAGGTCGTCTTGGGTCAAGCCAGCGGCCTGCAACGCCTCTATTCTTGCAGCAAGGTCAGTTCTTTCTGTGCCAGCAGTGTCAATTGCTTGTTGAAAAGCAGCAGTCTGATCGTTGACTGTGGCAAGCTCTGCCTGAATCTGGTCGATCGGCAGAGCGCCAAGGTTGTCTTGAATGCCGCCTATCTTGCCTTCTAAACCAGCAATTAAGTCGGAAACCTCTCCACGCAACAATTCAGATTGATCAACATTTCCAGCGTCTACATCTTCATACAAGGTTTCAAGCTGCTGGTTTAGCGTGTCAATTTCCGACTGAGTACCGCTTAATGATTCCAGCTCTTGGTTTATGCCGGATATTTGCTCTTGAGTAGCACCTGACGAGGTTTCTTGAATGTTAACCAATTCAGAATAATTCTGATCAATCACGCTATTGATGCTAGAAAGATCAGAAGATAAAGAGCCTATTCTTTCTTTAAGATCGCCAACCAAAGAACCTTGCCGGTCTTCCAAGTCGCCAATGGCCTGAACCTGCGCCTCTCTAACCAACTTGTCGCCTTCTTCAATCTGACGAGCAAGCGCAGCCCTCTCGTCGAGTCCAGCTTGGCGAAGATCTATGGTTTCTGCGTCAACGCCACGACGCATATCTTCTATCTGCGCCTCAAGAGACTTGGAAAGCTCAGACCTTTCGCCCAGAGCCGCCTGCTCTGACGTGGCAAGGTCTTCTCTCAACAGGTCTCTTAGGCTGTCAATTTCCGTCTGACGAGCCGCCGCAGATGCCTCTTGAGCATCTCTCTGCTCCGCCATTATCTGCTCGTACTGATTAGCCAAAAGCTGGTCAGTATCTGGAGCAATAGCGTCAAGCGTTCTCATCGTTGGAGCCGCTGGCGCAGCCCTAGCGCCCCTATCGTAAGCAGGGCGCTGCATCAAATACTCACTCAGACTTGCATATGGGGATGCTGAGCTACCGTATTCGTCTTGGGCTGCTTGTAAATCGTCAGAGATAGCCATTAAATGCCTATGCCTCTTATTTTAATGTTCTGCATGATCTGCCTTCTGATCTTTTCCATATCAGGAGCTTGCATTTGCCTACGGCTCCTTTCCATAAAATACTCTTCAGGAGGTGGCGCAAGCATGTTTTCCACAGGAATTTGCATGCGCGCCTGATCTCGTTCCGACTGTATTTGGCTCATGAGATCTCCAAACATCCCGCCGCGGGGTCTCGGCCCGTCTTCTCGGCTTCGCATCTGCTCAGTAAGCTCTGCAATCCGACTTGCTAAACCGCCCCTTCGTCGGTAAGAATCTTTTATCCTGCGGCTTGGAATCCTTCTGCCTTTGCCGCCGCCTCGTTCATCCCTGTCGTCAACGCCGTTTCCATTTCGGTCTTGAAAGTCTGCGGTTCTGATCATCGGGGGACGGCCTCCGACGGGAGGTATTCTGCCTTCTGGGCCAAAAATATCATCTAGGATAGGAGGTCTTGGGGGTAATCGTGTGTTTGGCCCCGTCTTTATGTAATCAGGAACGTCACCGCGCTGTGGCTTTGGGGTGCGATCTAGCACCGGAAAGTCAACTATCAAATCGTCGTTCCTGCTCGGAACCGGCACGGTATCTGGGTACTGCCCGGGGCTTTTTTGTCCTAATCCGTCATCTTGAACCAACATCTCTGATAATCCCTCAATACCGCCAGACCTGCCGGGAATTTGTGGCATTTGCTGCTGCGGGGCCCCTACGCCAGCCGCTTGATCTTGCATGGCAAAGAGCTTTGCCTTGAGCACCTCATACTGAGGGGTGCCCTCTTGCATCTGGTTCAGCTGAGAGTTCATGTACTGAATCTGAGGGTAAAGGGGGCTGGCTTTTATTTTTTCCTGCCGCTCGTAAAACTCTATGGGTGCTGCAAAGCTCATATTAGGTCACCAATTTTTACACGACCAATAGGAGGCCGTGAAAACGTCTTTTTTCTTTTGAACCGCATCGCAATTGTGTCTTGCACGAAAATTGCGTCGGCGCTCTGGGTTATCTCGCTTGATTTCCATGTTGCTATCGCCGTAGCGAACCACCTTTACCTGATCGCCCTTCTTAGCTAGAACCTTAAACTTTTTACTCTCGCCGGAGGTGCGAACCTGCTTGTTGTAGCCGGGGAACGTCTGGCCGCGATACCGCAGCCGTCCGCTCTTTAACCGTTCTACGTCAGAGGTGGTAGCCATCAAGCATACTCTTTTATGACTTCTAAAATGACGGTGTAAGTATCTGCACTGCTTGCGCCGATTGTCGTGAACAGAATGTCCCCGGTCACACCGCTGCCAGCATTATTAGGAATGCCGGTGAAGTCAGAGTAATCGTGGAAGCCATTGCTGTCTGGTGACAGGCCGATGATTAGGGTGTTTGCCGTTGCATCGCACAACAACTCAACCCCCATCCCGACACACTGCCACCATATCTTAGCAACTGTAACTTTGGTGCAAGCCTTACCCGCAGAGTTAGTGGTCAAGGCTGAAACATCAACTTTGACTACATTTGCCTCTCCGGTTCCGTCACTAATGTTAGTGAATTTAAGGACAGCCTTACGCTCTCCATCCTGAATGGTTTGACTTGTTACTGCATCTGCCATTGCCTATCTCCTATTCTGTGGATTAAGCGTCAGCGAAAGGCGTAACAATCGTTCCTGAACCAAGCAGCAAGGTGTTATGTACAAGGTAGCTGGCTGTATCAATTGCTGTTACTTGAATGACGCTGCCGACCAAACCGCCTTTGGTTGAGCCGTTCAAAGTCATCACGTCATTCGCAGCAGCAGGGAAGAAAGCTTTCTTGGAACTGTCATCGACAGCAACTATCGCTGCACCTTTGAACTTGTCAGTGCCATCGGTAAGGATGTCCAAGTCAGTGGCTGCGGTTTCAACATAGAAGAAGAAAGACGCGCCAATGTTGTTCCCTTGGTTTGGAGACGTTGGGTCAGCGGGAGTGCTGGAGTCGATAGATGGCAAGGTGAACTTACCGTCTGCGTCGTTGAGCAAAATGATCTTGCCAGCGTGAGCCGCCACGGTAAGCGTGGTGTCTGCTGATAAGCTGATGCTGCTGTTTACGCCTGCGGTGATAAAACCACCAAGCGATCTAACTGGGCCGGAGAATGTTGTTTGTGACATTAGTATTACCTCTTTACGAAAGGATTCGCCCCAGAGTCTTCGTAAACGTCTGCTGAGCCAGTCGCTGGGGCTGGGTTTATCTCAGACCTACAGTCTATGACAACTAGACGATAAAAAAAAGGCTCATAAAACACCGCAGGATGACAAAACACCGCTATAGGTAATGGCACCGTAGGTATCAATAACACCGCTATAGGTGATGGCACCGTAGGCATCAATAACACCGCTGTAGGTAATGACACCACAGACTCATAAAACACCGCTGTAGGTAATGACACCGTAGGTATCAATAACACCGCTGTAGGCGGTTACACCACAGATTTACAAAATACCGCTGTAGGCGGTTACACCACAGATTTACAAAACGTCGCTGTAGGTGATGGCACCGCAGGATCACAAAACGTCGGTGTTGGCGGGATAACCATAGGTAAACAAAACACCGCTGTAGGTGAAATAACCATAGGTAAACAAAACACCGCTGTAGGTGAAATAACTATAGGTACACAAAACACCGCTGTAGGTAATGGCACCACAGACTCATAAAACACCGCTATAGGTAAAATAACCATAGGTATCAATAACACTGCTGTAGGTAATGGTACCGTAGGTATCAATAACACTGCTGT